AGTGGAGGAGGAAACCTCTTAGGTCTCACCCTCCTCTGTTGGCGACTAAGTCGCCCCTCACCGCTATGCGGTTATTCATAGTATTCTATGAACGCTCCATCTATTTGGAGTAACCTGTGACCTGTGTCACCTTCCCCTCTACGGGTAGATAGGATTATTATCCTATTATATCTACCGTCTCTGCGCCAGTAGAATTCACCATCGAGATCGATGGGGTCATTATCATGTTGATAATCCGCCCAGGATATTGCCCCTGGGTCCTCAATAACATCCATATCTTGGACGCTCTCCCCCGAGTATGGGGGGGCTTCGTAGAACATCCCACTGGTGTAGAACACCGGTTTGACTACGAATATAAGTGGTTTACTATAACCACGCGCATAGAGTAAATCCCCAATGCGTTGCGCGAGCTTTAAGTCGCCGGACACCAATACATAGTACTGGTGTAATTCAGAGGTTTTCCTCTGGTCCAACTGGGCTATTATCCAGCTGTCGGATTCCATAAAAAGATGGATACGATCCCGGAATTCATGCGGGATATTATAGTTCTCCCACCTTAGTTGTGGTAGAGCTTCATCTGGGACTCTGTCCCTAATAAGGAGATTGTTACGCGCATACTCCTCCCACTCGTCCCTTTCACGAGTGTCTTTAAAAGGCCTCATTCTAGGCTTTAAACCGAGATTCAAATATCTCTCTTTAGACATCACTTGTGTGTCTATAAAGAAGTTTTCTTCTTCTTCTGGACTAAGTCCAGGACTTCTCCATCTATTGAGAAGTATTGATAGGTGTTCTATCGATGTCCTGACATTGGTCCGCCCAATGTCTACTTCCGGTATCGGAAGTGATAACTTCCTGGGTTCTCTCCCAGAAAACAGATCATTATAATAGATCCTCTGTGCAATGTTCATAATTGCATTAATTGGTGTTGTTAGACACCGGAGACTTCCTAACAGTTTCCTCTCCGTCTGACTCTTAGGTCGGACGATCCACTCCTCCGGAATGAATTGTGATACCTGGTCGGTATTTACGATCCAAGAGGATCGATTAACGAAAGATACTTCTCTCGTAGTTTGGGTGTATTTCCCAATACATGTCTTCGAGTAGTTTTGTTCCACTCGGAAATGCATCTCACGACTTCGTGGGACTTTGTCCATCATCATCAAGATGGTCTCGGGGTCATTTAGAAAAGACCCATTCCCGCCTAATATTTCGGGTAGGAAAGGACAGTAACAAGTATTGTCCTGAGGTAACCAGATATTCTGGCCTATAATCGCCCGGGTGTACATGGGCAATAACTTTGCACTGAGACTTGATACCCAGCGCGCTTCTTTACCAAGTAAAGAGAATTTCCCTGCTCTTGTGTAGGAAAAACTGTCCGTCTCTAGATGGACATCTAAAAGTAGACGTATCCTAGGATAGTCTATGTAGGGGGGGGCTCGGCCCCCCTTCAAACACGAGGCTATCGTATCGGCCTCGTATTGGGGGATAATCATCCCCTCTTCGCAGTAAAATACTCCGATTTTTGAGATGAATGTATCATCTTCTGAGATGCGGAAGTCCATCCTCCGCAACTCTAGGAGGTGTGCCTCACACACTTCCCTGGTTCCCAAACGGACCACGTCATCACCGACACAACTTCCCGGTGATTGGCATACTCTGTATGCATAATCCTCTGCTATTGTTAGCAGGACTTTGGTGAAGGGATCTCCCATCATCCAACCCCTGGTCCTTTTGACCAGACGACCATCTTTCATGATCGCAAACATATTGCCATTGTACAATGTTTTGGCAATAATCAGAAGGCCTCTTGGAAGCCCATGGGCAACTCCCATTATAGTGA